AATTTGCAAACTGATCGTGTAAGTGACCTAATATTTCTTTACTATCATCTTTTACAGGCTTTATTTCTGGACGGATAGTATGAAGATCAGTAAACCCGTGTTCGGCATCATTTTCTTTTGTGTATTGAGGTATATTATTAAAATCATGGTTATAATATTCTTTAGCTAAAAATCTATATACCCCTTGTATAACCCGTTTAGGGGTTTGAGTCAATTCATCAAAATCTACAAAGTGAAATTTATCTCGGTGTCCCCGCATGACTGCATCTCGGATAGTATTAAATGTACTACCTACCAATCCCTCTTGACTGGTCCAGGTGTTAATACGACCTTCTAACGTGCCTAAATTTGGCCCCGTTTCCATAGGACTGTTGATGAGTTTAATTTCTTTACGGTATAGTTTTTCTAAAGAAGAAAGAATACAGGTAATTTTCCTAGTAGTAGTTAGAATCTTGATAGGATGGCCCAGGACATTCTCAACCAATTCAACTAAAGTACTCCACCCCCTGCTTTTATTAAACACTGTAGGACGGTCCGTGTCTGAGTGGTAACTTTGAAAAAGATCTTTAATAATTTGTAATTGTTTTTCAGGGGTTTCAGATGCTTTGATAACTGGGTTCTGTTTCCAAAATTGATGAATACCCCGGACTAATTCACTTAAACCACTAGTCGGTGTTACATGGAAGTCTGGATTTTGTGCTAATATATTACAAAGCAACGTACTCCCCGAACGAGGCATACCATTGATAAAATATATCTCTTTCACTATAATTTATATTAACTTATAAAAACATATAATCAACTTATAAAGAATAAATAATAAGATGGAAGTACAAACGGCTACTCGACCAAAATACTCTACAATTTTTGGTTTTGACACTTCCCATAAAGTATCAGCAAAAGCCACTGATATAATCTATTGGATTATAATAGGGGCTGCTTACGCTTTTGCATATCATGCATTAGATCTTGTCTTATATTCATGGAATTGGTTTTTAGTAGCCATGACAGCTCTGGGTGTAGTTGGGCTTCCTTATTGTGTTAAAATTATATTGTTTGGAAGAGATGAATTTCCGAAAAAAGCTGCAATTTTGTGTGTATTCTTAAGCTTACTCCCTACTATTTTTGATTTTACCGGTCTTTATTCTGAAACCGGATTACAGGATAGTCTTAAAACCAGTAAAGTTCAAATACTAGAGCAAGTTAATAATTTTGAGGCATCTAGTAAAAAAGCAGCTCAATTATTAGAAGATCAGATTAAAGAAAATGAAAGGAATAGGTTAGCTGAAATTGATGCTTCACATTCAAGAAAGCTAGATGATATTAACAGACAGATTAATGAGGCAAATCAAAAGGTAATAGATGAGAAGTCTGGAGTGAGAGCCGACTTTACTACAGGTAAGCCTGGAGAAGGCCCGAGAACTAAAGAGCTTCAATCTGCAGTGAGAAGATTACAAAGTGAGGCTGAAATTGAAAAAGATGCATCACGTCAAAAAATTGAAAGGGAAGCTAATCTCGCCCGTCAGCAAACTAAGGATGAGGTTAAAAAACTACAAGAAGCAAACAAGATGATTGAAGAGAGATTTGTAGATATTAAAAAAGAGGTAAACAAAGCTAGAAATTTCGGTGAGCTTGAATTAGCTAATATTCAAGTAAACGGGTTAATATCTTCCGTTGCTTCTAAAGTTAATGTAGAGTTTAAAGCAACAGAGATTACTGGTTCTGATAATATTATAAGGCTTGCTTTTGATGCTCTTTTAAAGTTTGAAGTAACAGCGTTGGTGTGTTTTCTTCTAGCATTACTTATGGAGATAGGTGATATTGTTATAGTTTATGTAATTCGTCATAAAAAAGAGAAAAAAGAACAAAATATTGATTTACATAAAGATGTTGCTTTTCCTGTAAGAGTAGCTATGTTTAAGAAGACATATGAAGGTTATTAGAAAATTTATAACCTGCTCTTGTGAGTCAGAAGCTATTTTGTTAGAAAGATATAAAGGCGAAGAAGAGATATACCTTTCTATTTTTGGAAGAGGACTTAATATTAAAAGATATAATATAAAAGACAGATTAAGACATATCTGGCAAATTATAGTAAAGGGATTTCCGTATACTGATGAAATCGTTTTAAAGAAAGAGAAAGCTAGAGAATTAGCTCAAATGCTCTTAAATCTTTCAAAATGAAAATCAATCTTCTTAATAAAAGTAATATATTTGTCGAAATAACCACACCTTCAATTATTTTACATAGAAAAGAAGAACAAGAAATAGAATGTGGCCCTTATATTACAGAGTTAAATACAGGAATTTTTTATAGTAAATATGATTACGGTTATATGTTAAAGATTCAATTTTTAGGTTTTGGATTAGATATTTGGTGGATGCTTTAAATGGGCAAAACCATAGTGTAAGGTGAAATAGTATATCCCTGAGGAATTTGTGCCCAAACTTCTTTGTCATTAATTCTTAGCATTCTTTCTCCAGCTATAACTGCCGAACAGTCGTTACTTCTAACAAGTCTAGTATTTCTATAAGAAACTAAACCATTAATAACAAATTTCTGACCATAATTTAACCAACCAAGGGGTATTTCTTTTTTGTCCATAACATTATTATAGGTGTTAAAAAACATAATACAAGCTTTTCTTGACATTAATTAAAAATAATATAAAATAATTTTATGGAGTTAGAAGATATAGCCAAAGAGTTGGAAAAACTAGCTACATTAAATGGAGTTGAGCTTTATATTGACGACACCACTCTTCAATATTCATTTATTCCTGTAATTAATGATAAAGGAGTTGTAGGTGCTGTAGGTCAATATCTTGAAAAAAATAAAGTTAAAATAGGATTTTTTATATTAAATGATTCAGTGGTAAGATATGCGTTAAGCGAGGGGTTTGAAAAGGATCAAATTTATAATTGTTTCAAGAAAAAGCTCTTTAAAGAAACTGATAAAAGCGAGTTTTTTAAAATAATGGTAGAAAAGAATAATTGATTTTATTTTTTTTTATAGTATAATTTTTATATGGCTAAATTATCACCAAGCAAATTACAAAAACTAATCGCAAAGGGAAGAGTAACTCCTGTCATTCAATCCTCACAAGACGGTAAAAATTATTTATTGGGGTACAGGCGTTCAAGTAAGCGTAGCTCTAAGATTAATGAAAATTATATGTTTGCTGAACCTATACCTTTAGAAAAAACAGTTGATTCTTCTAAACAATAGTTTATTATTAAAAGAATGAAAGGGGGTAATACAATGATCGATTATAACAGCCGCGATCTTCAGCCGAAGACATTCTTCGTCAAGATCGAGCGTAGCCGCAATGGCTCGTTCACCGTTAAGCGTGCGAAGCTTCTTGAACAGAAGAACCAGTTCGCCCGTTCCATCCGTCGTGTTGATGCCCGCGATCTAACTCGCGCTATCAACCGTACTGGTGGTCTTAACGTTGCTTAATTTTCAACGTTGCAAATTGAGCGCCGTTTCCTAATAAGAGCGGCGTTCTTTTTTTTCTAAAAAAATTTACTTGTCTATTATAAAAATTCAACTATAATAGTTGTATGCTTAATAAAGATGAAATTAATGCAAGGCTCAAGAAAAGCTTACAAGGGAAAACACCTAAACTTAAATGCCTTATATCTGGTGCAGAGCGTATTACAAGTATAGATTACCTTAAAACAAAAGAGGAAAAATTCGGTTCTATAGATAATTTTATAAAAAATTATATTTCAAGTAGTGCTATTAAATTATATAAACAAGGTAAATCGGTAGAAGAAATTAAGCTTGAGCTTAATCCTAATGGCAATCATAATATAGATATTAACAACATATCTGAAGCTATTAAGTACTATGAAATTTAATAATCCTCCTTTTCCTATAGGGTTAAAGAGACCAAAAGCAGATTTACCTCCTGAAAAATTGCGAAACCGATTCGGTAGAATGGTTTATGGGCACAAGACCGCAGGAGCTATTGAAATAATGACTAAAGATTGTTGGGATAATAATAAAAAATATTTTATTCCGAATGGTGCCAGAAGCTGTGTTAAAAACTTTTCAAAAATAACCTGAATGAGACGCTGGAGAATCACTACTGGTACAATTGATATAATTGGAGTAGAAGCGGACTCTCCTATGGAAGCTGCTACTAAAGTATTCGAAATGATTCATAAAGAAGGTAAAATAGAAAAATATAATAGAATGTATAATGTTGGGCTTCTTACTGAATGCACAGACATAGATAACTATAAGAAAAACCCAGATAATAACATTTTTTATGTATTATCTTCAAAGGTATTAGCGAATGCTGGCTTGCACAATATTAGTAAAGAGCTAGAATTAGCGGAAAGGAAGATGAAAAATGGTAAAAAGAAAAGACATAGATAATGTTACTAATAAAATAGTTAATATTACTCAAGTTATAGGTAGAGGTCAACGAGTACCTTTAATCGAATTAGAATTTAAGGCAAACGGTTTTACAAAAAATAATGGGCATAAAGTATATATAGATTATAATTGTGCTAAAGAGCTTTTGAACAAAATTAATAATAATATTGATATTATGCAATCAAAATACTTTGTAAATGAATATTATGAAAAACTCACAAAGCCCAAGACTGAGAAATTTTTCTGAGGAAGTAAAAGAGCTCGAATTAGATAAACTAATTGAGCGCAAAAGAGATATCGATACTGCTCTTGAATACGGTTTATTTCCTGATTGGGCTATATATTCTTCTTCTACAGCAAGTTCTAAATGGGAATTAAATTACTGGGATATTAGTGATATTTTGAGATATAGAAAAAATGTGTTGATGGAAATGCTTGATAGATGTAAAGATTTTGAATTATACCCTAAGCTTAAATTTTATTTTTGACTTGACCGATTTTATATTTCCATTATACTAAACGTATGAACATTAAGATGACCTCAACGAAGTTTCAGCCGGTTAATTCGGTTGTAATCCCTGAAGTATTTAACCGTCGTATGAAGACAGGTAATGAGAAGATTGATGCCGCATTCGGTAACGGTATTCTTCCTGGTAGTGCTATTACTCTAACTGCACGTGCAGGCATGGGTAAAACTACCTTTGTATTACAATTGATTGAGAGCCTTCATAATAACGGATATAAAGTAGGGTACTGTTCTTCAGAGGAGAGTATTGCACAACTTGCAATGACTTGTAAGCGTTTGCAGGTCAAGAATATCCAGGTTTGTAACGAATCTGATGTAGATGTAATTTCTAAGTACATGGAAAATATGGATGTTATTGTTGTAGATTCATTTCAAGGTCTTGTAAAGGGTAATAAGCGTGGACGTGATTTAGAGAAATATTGTATTGAAAAGCTTGTCGTACGTGCTAAGGAAACTGAATGTGCAGTTATTCTTATCTGTCATAATACTAAAGCAGGTGGTATTAAGGGTAGCTCTCTTATTATTCATGCCGTAGACGTTAATATTAGTATTAACCTTATTAAGGATGCTGAAATGAACGCCCGGTGCATTCGTTTTGATAAGAACCGATTTGGACCTGCAACCGATATTGAATGCTTTATCGAGTATAGTGGTTATGACTTTGAAACAGAGGTGGTTGTCGATAAGAAAGAGAAAGATGATCGCCCTTCCAAAGCTGATCGTAAGAAAGAACAGAGAGAGGCAATTCTTAAGCTAGATAAAATTACTCTTCCTGAAGTTTGTCAAAAGCTGGGTATTGATTCTACTCGCGCTGGATTTTTAATTCGTGAGCTTCAAAACGAAGGTAAGCTTGTTAAGAATGGACGAGGCGCAGAAGCGTTCTGGACTAGATCTAATCTACATATTACAGTTGTAGAGTCTAAATAATAGTATGTGTAATTTTTTGATCTGTAATACTATCTATATTGAGAGTAGTACCTAAGGCATTTACTGTAGTATTGGAATTTCTTAGTACAGCTTTTCTTAAAGGAAATGCTTGCGCTATTAAATTATTAGTTCCAAAGAATCTATTACAAAATAATAAATCACTAATGTTAGCGGTATTGTATGTAACGTCCCCGTTTTGTAACCTATAATTTGAATTTGTTTGCATACTAGAAGAATTTGATCCAAAAGGTAAGTTATGTACAGTTGTGGTTGTACCGTTATAAGACGATACTGCAACTGTAGTCATTTCTGTTTGCATTATGTTACCTGAAACAGCATTAGACAACAACCAAGATTTAGCAGATGCGGGGGATGAAGAGGGAAACTCAGACAAATAAGTAGCTAATATCCCGGCTGCAATTGGACAAGCAGAAGAAGTTCCATTAAAAAATTGATATTTGTTATTGTTACTTACTGTAAAAAATTCACCAACACCCGGGTTTGCAGCTTGATTACTAAGTGCAGCCCATGCACCATTACCTGGAGTATATATATCAACATCAGGACCAAAACTGCTATAAGCAGATTTTATAAAAAATGGACCTGATAGTGTGTTATATCTTGTAGAATTGTTTATTAAAATTCTAGATTCAGAATTAGTACCGGATAATACTGTATAAGCTGCTAATGCGTTGCCAGCTGTCCATATTTGATTTGCAGCTGCATCATTAAAACCAATAGGTATAATATCACCAACATAAATTATTGGGTAGGTTGCTTTACCGCCCGATACATTATAGCCTATATTTGGAGAGCCATACCAACTGACTGTACCATACAATAATCCAGTTGTGCTACCTGCTAAGTAACTACCGTATTCAGTATTGAGAGTATAACTTGTATTATTTGTTAAAGTTCTTAAAATTACAAAATTAGATCCGAATTTTCTAAAATTTATGCAATTAAAGGCAGATACTGAATTGTTGGTTAAGTATATATTATTATTTCCTGCTGCAACTAATGTATGTATTCCGTTAGATATTGCTGATCTAAAATAACTATCAGCTGAAGAATTTTCACCTTGTAGACGGTTATAATTAAAAAACCCTGTAGTTTTACCCCCGCCAATAGAGTAATAAAAATCTAATGTATTTTGTTCTACTCCTGTTACGTCGTTAGATATATAAGACCCAACATACCCCCAACTGTTAGTCCATATTGTTGATCTTGTACTACTTAAACCATGAAGGTTATTTTGTTTTGCTAATTGAAAAGCTATAGCCAATCTCATACATTGAGTAATAGAAAATCCGTCTGCTGTTGCACCTAGCTCATTTGACCTTAAAGCATAAATTTTTGCATTTTTAGCAAACCCACATCTCTTACCTGCTACTAAACTTGCACATGCTGTGCCGTGCCCATCTGAATCTTGATAATAATTTGCAGATTGTGTAGTAACGATTTGAGTTCCAGAAACAGGATTACCTTCTCTTAATAATGTCCAATTAAAATTTACAACAGTGCTTGTATCATTACTATCTGTTAAATCAGGGTGAGTAGCATCTACTCCACTATCTAATACTAATATATCTACATTACTGCAGTCAATAGAAGATAAAGATACAAACATACCACTAGTAATACCGGTTTGGGTATAATTTAAATTATAATCTTGACAATAAAGAAGATGATTTGGAATACAATCGGTAACACTTAATCCGTTGAATGAAGTAGTTTTAGAAGCTAATCTAGGTATTCCATTTTGAGATGTCTTGGTATACCAATGTGTAACTTCTTGACTATCTTCATTAATTCTTATTATCTTATCGTTTTTATTTAATGTGTCAATCTCTTTCTGCGTCAAATCAAATTCCATTACATCAGGTAAAATTTCATGTGAATCAATGCAAGTTTTTTCACCTGATAATACAGAACAACCACTTAAAGGATTAGTCAATAAGTCATATATAAAGTCAGAATCTTCTCTATCTTTACATAATATAGATACTCTCATAATATTATTTAATTAAAAAACTGGTTGTTGATAAAAATGTAGTTTGCAGGAGTAGCAGTAGGAGTTTGCGTCGATGTTGGTGTGGGTGTAGGTGTTAATGTTGTTGTGGGTGTTGGTGTCGGTGCAGGTGTGCTAGTGGCTGTTCTAGTAGGTGTATTTGTTGGTGTTGGTGTGTTTGTAGGTGTCTCAGTAGGTGTACTAGTGTTTGTTGGGGTTATAGAAATTGTAGGGGTTAATGAAATTGTTGGTGTGTTTGTGGGTGTTTCTGTTATTGTATAAGTAGGGGTATATGTAGGGGTTCTTGTGATAGTAACTGAAGGGGTGTTAGTACGCGTTAAAGTCGGTGTATTAATGGGTGTTCTCGTGGGTGTAACCGTAGGAAATGGGGTCTTTGTAGGGGTCTTTGTGGGAGTAATGGTTACGTTTGGTGTATTAGTTATAGTAAAAGAGGGGGTAAGAGTTAAGGTCTGAGTAAAAGAAGGTGTTATTGTTATTGTTTCTGTAGGGGTTGTAGTTGTAGAAGGAGTAAACGTTATAGAGGGAGTAATAGTAGGTGTAATAGTAATAGAGGGAGTAACTTTAGGAGCTCCAGAGTTATTATTATTTTTTCTAGCAACAAAGCTACCAAAAGATAATGCCCCTATTGCATTTAACTTATTTAAAGATGAGAAATTGGTAGAATTAACGTATCTCTTCTTATTGGGATTACTACCTGCCATTTAGATATTTATACCTATAAAACTTTAATTAAATAGCCCTTATCTGATAGTTTTGCAAATCCTGCTATATTATACACTATAATATCATATAAGCCGGGGTTATTTAAATTAGCTAAATATACATTTAACCGGTTCTCATCAATAATATTATAATTATAATACCAAGTACCAGAAAATGCTCCAAATTTAGTATTGTTAATAGATGTAATAGGCTGCATATTAGTAAGAGAATTTGCGCTTAAAAATACATTAGTCGTCCAATTAAAACTATACCCCTCAAACGCAATTGTTGTTGACACCGCTGGTACATAGGTAATGTAGTTCATTATAGTATTTATTGATTTTTTACATTACTAAAATAGAATAAAGTATGAGCGCAGGTAAAGGAAGTAAGCCAAGAAATTGTTTTAGTAAAAATTTTAAACAGAATTACGAAAACATTAACTGGATTAATAAAGAAGAAAATAAAGAAATTAAAAATTATACAGTAAAAAAAAGCAAAAAAATATACAAATATCCTTGACTAAAAAATAATTTCCTTTATTTTTTTTTCATGCCTTATAAAAGAATAAAAAAAGGTGAACCTTTTGTATTTCAAGAACTTGTTTTCTTCTCTCCTCGACAGTTTGATCAACCTCTAGAAATACAAGATAAAGAATTTATTTTTAGACTTAAAGTATGTGTAAATTCTAGTCGCTGTTTTACCGGACCTTTTTATGATGAGGTTATTGGAGAAGAAGAATTAACCAAAGAAGAAGTAGACAACGTTCTTGATATGGTCAATAAAACACCCGGTATTATTATTACCGGAAGAGAGTATACTAGGTTTGATGATTATGGGGGTCTAAAAAAGCTTTACTCTTAACTTATTCGCCTAGTAGTCCAATGGCAGAGACAAACGACTTAAAATCGTTCAAGTGTCAGTTCGAGTCTGACCTAGGCGAAGCAAATCTTGAACAAATTTAAAATTCCTTTATATTACAATTATGGACATTGATTATTATTTAGAACAGATTGAAATGCACAATTCTAGCTATGAATGGATTGTAAGAGAATCTGAAAAAGTTGCTGTTGAACTTAAAGCTTTAGATAAGCAAGAAGAATTCGATTTTGATAAATATGAAAAGATTACTAAGCGCTTTATGGAGTTAGAGGATCGTTTTAAGCGCAATAAAAAAGATTACGACGCTGTAGTAAGTCAAGTAAGAGCTTATTTTAGTGATAAGCATGGTATTGATTTAATGGGCTTACTAGATGATCAAATATAATTTACCTCCGTCGTCTAACCGGTTAAGACCCTACACTTATAATGTAGTCGCTCTAGATTTGGGCAAAATGAAGGTTCGAATCCTTCCGGAGGTACAATTTTACTGCACCTATAGCTCAACTGGATAGAGCAACGGATTTCTAATCCGTAGGTTTCAGGTTCGATTCCTGATGGGTGCGGGATATATATTGATGGACAGATGGCAGAGTGGTCTAATGCGTCTGACTTGAAATCAGAAGTACCAGCAATGGTACCGTGGGTTCGAATCCTACTCTGTCCGAATTTTGCTCAGTAGCTCAGCGGTGGAGCGGGGCACTGTTAATGCCTAGGTCGTAGGTTCGATCCCTACCTGAGCAGATGGGTAGATACCGAAGTGGCCAAACGGGGGAGACTGTAAATCTCTTGGCTTACGCCTTCAGTGGTTCGAATCCACTTCTGCCCAATATTGAATATCAATGAGTTAAAATTTACAAAAAAAACAGTTGACTGTTTCCTAGTTTCAGCCATAATATATGAACAATGAGCAATACATTGATTGAACCGACGGTTCGCAAGAACCCGGCTAACCGAGAGGGCGCCGCTAAGTCTTCTCGCCAGGTGACCCCTCGCCTGGTGTGCATTATCACCGGTAAGTCTCGTCTTACTAACGCCAAATATTTGGCTTCGAAGCCCCAGGGTTTCGTTACTAACTATATCAGCCGCCCAGCTCTTAAGCTTCTGCGGACTGGTAAAAACGCCCAGCAAGTTCGCTCTGAACTTGGTGTGACAGAGTCCCTTCCGACGATCTCGGATAGCGCTCTTGAGAACGCTATTAAGATCAACGGTAAGTGGTCTAAGAGCTAATTAATAGCTTAAGAAGGGCCTGAGTTAACTAAAAAAATATAACGAAACCTCGTACCGAGTTTAGCTCTTCTTATCGGTACGAGGTTTCTTTTTTTACGATGAAAAAAGAATTTAAAAACGAAGAATTGCTAGATAGAAAAATCTTGTTTGCGAATGTCACAACAAATAGATTTCTAGTACAAGAAGGAAAAGTAAATGAATTTTCTCCTTCTGGTAGATATATAAAAATTAATCATGAATGGTATTTTGTAGAGAAAATTGCTTTTTTAGAGGTATTTTCTAAAGAAGAACGCCCGAGTATGAAGTTTGCTTAAACAGCTAAAGCGTCGCCTGCCTCTGTAGTAAGAAAGTCATTAGAGTCGGTTAAAAGTAAATCATTAAGTCTGGATGAAGTCAATGTCCAGGGAGCAGTTCTGTCAGATGCATATATATAATATGTCCTACCTGGTTCAAAGTTAACGAATGTAGGATCATTTAATGAGCTTCCGAATTGATAAGATTGAAATGTACCTGTACCTCCTGTAGTAAGTTGTTGACGAAATATTCTACTCGTTGTTCCTAGTATAGATTCAAATGGAGCAATAGGTATAGAAGGTCTATTCGAATCTAAAGATACAATAGCCCAGGGAGCTGTGACATTAATTGATTGCGGAGGTGTAACAGGTGTGCCTGCTTCTGTATATGAAAAGGGTCGTTTTGCTACTACTAGATAGCTAGATATAGAGGTAAACTGGGTTAACCATCTATTTAGTGCTGATCCAGGCAAATATGATTGAAGATTAAAATAAGGAGGAACTGAATCATATGCAGGGGTTTTAATAATTTCGATATTAACCGTTGGATTTAATGAAGAAAAAGCTATAGGCGTACTATAAGCATACTGAATTAAATTAATACCTTGAACCAAATTTATAGTAGCCATATAATGTTATTTATTCATAAACGAAACAAAATACTAAATAGTATTTAATTTGTTTAGAACGAGTTCAAAATTAAACGGCTTTACATTATTTCCTCTGTCAAAGCTTTTAACAAACGTATTTGCCTCTTTAGCTAATGGTGCTTTATATTGAGCTGTTTTTTTACCTCTCTTTATTCCTACAAAAGCATAATCAGCTAAAACACTTACGTAAATTAATCCACGAACTTTATCCTTTATAGAATTAGCTATAGGACAGTTACTAGGATCAGCTATTGTACCGTTTTTAATATTTGATTTAGTTATATTTAGTTTAACCTTTTTCATATAAATATTTAGTCGAATTAACCTAAAAACTCATGTTTTTTAACCTATATTTGAATAAATAATTTTATGAATTTAGATGATCGTATTTTGTTTGAAAAGTATTATACGTCTAAAAAAATGGTTTCTGAGAAAAATAAATCAGAAGAGACAGAAGTTATTGTTAAACCTAAGAGCGAAGAGACAGAAGAAGAATATCTTGCTCGTAGAGATGCGGCTATAAAGGCGTCTATTGCAGCTAAAGAAGAATCTGAAGAACAACATGCTGTAAAGTCACATTATAATGTAAGTCATCATGCTCTAGATTTAGTAGATTCTCTATTAAGTCACCCTCATAAGTATTCTAAAGCTGATGTAATTAAAATCTTACAAATAGCTAGCGATAAATTACAAAACAAAGTTTAACTTGCATTAAGCAAGTTTTATAATATTATTAATATATGTCTAACGAAAAACCTATCGTACGTAAATTAAAATGCGGTGGTCACGGTGTCTACACTATAGACTCTAAGACCAAGCAACTAGCTCAAACCGGCTATATCGGTCCAAATCTTTCCCTCGAAGCTTTCCTTCCCAAGGACGCAGTTATAGAAAAGTGAAGACTAAATGCCCTCTTATTAATAAGGAATGTATACAACATCAATGTGAATGGTACATTCAGATAATGGGTAAAAACCCTAACACTGGAGAGGATTTAAATAAGTTTGGATGCGCTATATCTTGGCTTCCAGTACTACTAATCGAAAATGCAAAAGAAGTAAGACAAGGTGCAGCAGCAGTAGAAAGTTTTAGGAACGAAATGGTAAATGATAATGCAATTTTCAATAAACTTCTTATGACAAAAGTTCAAGAAAATAAGAAATTAGAAAATACTAACGGTGGAATAGATAATTTATTAGAAAATTAATTTTTTGTAGCAATAATTAAATCAACGTAGCTAACGTTAAAATCTAACGTATTAAAAGATAAAGTATGACTATGTGCTGAGGATGCATTAAACGGCCCCGCTGTTCCTGTAGTCTGACTTCCATCGCGGCTCCTAGCACTTCTATTACCATCACATCCTCCTCTCGATCTCCAGCAACCTCCACAAGTTTGTCCGTGGGTATGATCTCTTAGCCCACTTTGATTTGCAGTCAATACTGTTCCGCCTGCGAATCCAGTAAATGTAACGTTACCGAAAGGTAAATTCACTGTTCCTCCGCTCGTTACACTACCGCTTACCAATCTTAAAGAATTACCATTAAAAGTAGTTACTTTTGTCCACCCTGTAGGAGCAGAGGTTTGTTGAAATAACCATCTTGTTCCTACTGGAAACCCTGCTATACTATTTACAGAATCTAAAGATGCTTTATAAGTAAGATTAGTGTTATTAGTTAACACTAGAGAATCTGTTCCTAGTGGAGTAACTGTCGATAATCCAGAACCTATGCTTATAAAGCTCATGTTTTTGTTGCAAGAATTACATCTACATATGTTGCTCTAAAATCATAATTATTTAGAGACAATGGATGTGTGTGTGCTTCTGATGCATTTCTTGCACCTCCATTTACACCAGAAGTTTCTTGTGCGTAAGACCCACCATTTCCGCTTGTATTACCGTCACATCCTCCTCTCGACCTTAAGCACCCTCCCCAATAAATGAGATGTGTATGCGATACCAATCCGCTTTGATTTGCTGTTAATACAGTTCCTCCAATTGATCCCGAACCATCAGAGGGCTGTCTTACATTAAAAATTGAAGAGAAGGACGATACTCCACCAGTACCTGCATTACCACTTACTACCCTTAGGGCAACGTCGTTAAATGTTGTGTTTTTTGTCCATCCAGTTGGAGCAGCAGTTTGCTGAAAAACTGTTTGCGTCCCTGAAGGTAATCCACCTATGTTTGCTAATGAAGTGATTTGTGTTCTATTATTAGCATTACTATAGTAAAGTAGACTATGAGCTAATGAAGGTGTTCCTGTAGGAAGAGATGAAATTTTAATATTAGACATATTAATTTTTACTTGCTATTATTGTATCAACGTATGATACAGAGAAGTTCATAGGGCTCATTGCTATGGTGTGTGTATGTGCTTCTGCAGCATTTAATGCTGAATTTGCATATGAATTTTGTGCACCAGAATAACCTTGAGCGTTATTATTTCCACCTTCACATCCTCCTCTAGACCTTCCGCATCCTCCAAAATATTGTTGATGGCTGTGAGCTGGCATACCGGTTTGTGTAGATGTTAAAAATACACCTGCAACAGAAGCCGATACTGGTCTTGAAGTAAAAGCTGATGAAAAAGGAAGCGATCCTCCAGAAGAAGCTACTCCATTTACAACGCGTAATACTGCATCATTAAATGATGTTATTTTAGTCCATCCAGTAGGGGCACTGTTTTGTCTGAATAATGCTCTGGTGCCTGAACTAACACCTCCTAAATTTGACATCGATGCTTTAAAGGTGTCAGTGGAACCTCTAGAAATAGGAAATACATCAGTACTTGCAGGAGCTGCAACCGGTCTAGTTTTTATGATACTATCTGGCATAGTATTATTTATGATAAACTAGGTTGAGATACTCCTGTTGGTGTAGGTAATTGCTGTGTAGGGGGGATATCGGCGCTTGTAATTAAATTTGATTTATCTGATTGAGGCAAAGGGCTTTTTTTCTTTTTATTCTTAAGAATATTAAGCATATATTGCTTAAATGTCATAGAATTATTTATCTGAGCTAAGGAATAGAACCCTAGCTCAGATTAGGGAACTATTACTTAGAGAAGTCGCCCAGGTCTCTCTCGAACGTATATTCGCCCGGATTCTTAACCAGGGTGTCGAATACTTCGTCGGTAGCACCAGCCATAGCTGCAAAAGGAGATGCAACTGCGAAGATTCCAAAGCCACCAACTGTACCAACGGCTCCTAGAGGTCTTACAACAAGTACATCACCGATAGCGGCGAACACACTCTCAGCAGTTACATCGTCATCATCATTGCAAGGACTGCAATTTGACGACCCTGAATCTGCCAAGGACATGCTAGCTAAGGCAAAGCCTGCTACTAGCGGAGTAATGAATTTATTCATGTATCTATTTATAAATGAAAAGTAGAAAAAATCAAGAAATATTATAAATAATTGAAGTGTATATAGTTTGCTCATTACCTCGCACTGGTACCTTGTCAATGACTAGCATGGCAAATACTGTTGGGTTAAAACCAAAACATATAGGAAGCACTGCAACATTTGATTTTATTACAGGTGGAAAATATAACTTTTTTTCAGATACTCCTTTTTATTCACCTACATTTTTACACATAATAAAAAATGTAAATTTTAAATTAATCTATATTGAAAAAGATCCTAAGGCTATTTATGAATCATGGAAAAAAATAAATTTATTAGTCAATTTTAAAAAAGGAGAAACTTTAGTAAAGAATAACAACTACGTTGAAGCACAATTTTTAGATTATGCATGTTATCTAGAATTATTTAAAACAGTAGAAGTTACAGAAGAAATTTTTATAAAAGCAGTAAATGATCATAAGCAAAAAATTAAAGATTTTGTAAATTTTACCAATAAGCCCATTTTATATTATAACTTTAATATGGGGTGGGAGCCATTTTGTCAATTTACTAATACACAAGTTCCCGCTGAAACAGATATTCCAAAATTAAACGTAAATACAATGTTTGATAAGATTGTCTAATAAATAATTAAGTGTAGCTTTATAATAACAATAATAGGAACGTCAATTTTAAGCTTTTTAGGTATAAAAAGAAAAAGCAAGAGATAAATAGTTTTATGAAAAAATTGTTGGCATATTTACTAGTCTCGTTGTTGGCAGCATCATCTTATGCAGCGAATTTAGCCGTATCAACAGATGCTGACTATTATATGTATTACGGTACGTTTAATAGTACAAGAACACCTTTATATATTGGTGTAAACGAGCAAACCGCTGGTAATCCGTATCAATATCATTTTAATGTTGCAGGTATTGAGATAAATGATATTTCTGGCTTTAATACCGGTAATACCGGTTTACTTAAATTAAATCTTCAGCGTTTTAGAGTCCCTGGAACTGTAGTTCCAGGGTATATGGGGCCCCCTACTTATTCCTATCAAACATCCGGGGTATCCTTTACTATAAAGGCTGTAGCGTTAACAGATAGTTTTTCTAATATTGAGATAGCATCAGATCCTTTAGCTTGGTACAATACAAATCTTTTAAATAGACCTGCATTAGATATAGTAACCTTTAATCAAGCGGGAGAAGTTCACTTTAATATTACATCTGCATTAAATGAATGGAAGGTAGATCCTTTAAAGAATTTTGGTATAGGGCTTATAGGAACATATTCTTCAGTGACAGGAACAACAGCGCAGTTTTATTCATTAGAATATACTACAGATCTTTCAAAACTCCCAACAGTAGGTGTCATCCCTGAGCCTAGAATAATTGAATTTCTTTTAGCAACAGCTTTTATATTACTACTCTTTAAAACAGTTTTTAGACATAAGTGAAAGCGTTTACTATTGTCGAGCTCTTAGTAGCAATAACCATTATAGGTTTATTAGCAGGCCTGGGGTTACCCACTTTAAATAGCGCATTACAAGCAGGTAAAAAAGCAAAAGAAATCGCTGCATTAAAAAATCTTATAGTTGCGTATAATACATATACAGTTGATAACAATAATATCTTAATGAAAAGTTATGATAGAACAGGAACTGCTAATGATATAAATGGTAACCCTATAGGAGGAGAAGACAGCCATGAAGCGCACCGCTGGCCATGGCGCTTAGCTCCATATTTTAATTATGGATTTTATGGAACTACACATGTTAATGATATAGAATCATATATAATGAGCCAAGGCGGATTATCACAAACCTATCTGGTAAGTGTAATACCCTCCTTTGGTTTAAGCCTATATTGTGGAGGCAATGACTATGAAGGTAAAGCTCAACACCCAGTAGCTAAAAATATAAATCAAGTTCAAAAGCCTGGTCAATTTATTGCTTTTGTATCTTCTAGAAGCGTTGCAATCGGCAAAAGATATGAGGGGTTTTATTATGTAGATATACCTCGTTCACAGAAATATGATAGTAAAGGCAATCCTAAGAGTTCGGGTAATATATCTGCCCGGTATAGCGAACATGCAGTAGTAGCATTTTTAGGCGGAAATGTGTCTGTCTTGCAATATAAAGATTTAGCTTCAAACAAGACGTTTTGGTCTCCCGAATAGTATTGATAATTTTCTATATACCGTAAATATACACATGGTTATAGATTATTTCTTTCTGAATTTAATTTTAAAAGAGAAGATACTAATTGGTCAGGTGGGACGTGGGGTAATGCTATTTACATAAAGAGGTAAAACTGGTTTAGTATGAAATTTTGTAAAAGAATTACTCATACCTATAAAGGTATTAATAATATTGAGACTACAGTAGATTATATTAGAGAAGATAATGTTCTAACTTTTCACGGAAAAGAGTTTCTCTCTTTATGGCTTAATTTTATAAAAAACAAACCTACATTTTATATTGATCAATGTAAATGTTATTATTATATTGATTATGCTTTTGCAGCTAGACAAACAGATAGCTTTCTTAACCCTATAGGATAAAATATTTTATGATTTGGCATCTAATAAAAGTTCTTACAGCTTATCGGCCTAATAAGCTATCTAAAAAAATTAAAGCAGAAACAAAAATAAAGCATGATTTAATTGAGAAGCATCCTTTTATTAAATCTATGATAGATGGCTCGCTGTCTGATACAAAATATGCTATATATTTAAATAACTTACTCCCAATTTATAAATCTGTTGAAATGTTATTGTTTAATAAACGCTTTAATAATTTAGACATCTTTCAATCTAAAAAAATTTTTAAAGATATTAATGAATACAAAAAAACACTTAATATTGATTTAGATGATACTAATTTACAATTTAATGAAGAATGGTTAAATCATTTCTATACCAAGTCAGAGTTTTTAAAGAAAACAGATTTATATATAAGATGGTTAGCAGATATGTATGGAGGGCAAATAATAAAAAGAAATATTAAGTACAATACAAAATATAATTTTAAGAATTTAAGAGAATGTATTATAGCAGTAAGGAAGTACATAGAAATGGATTTAACAGAAAACAATGTAAATGATTTCATCAATGAAGTTAACATATGTTATGACTTTCATTATGATATTGTCGAAAAAATAGAGAAGCTTGATATTTAAATTTTCGTAATAATTTTTTATATGGAAGCCGAAAAAATAATTCCTTCAGTCTACTCTTCTTTATTTACAAGACTTAATAACAACTTACAACAATTAGAAGTAGGTCTTAATGAATCTAAAGAAGAATTTACATGGATAAACAATATTTTCTATAGCCCGTCTATAAGATATGGTCATCTAGAATATTTTAAAGGGAGAGAAGATAAAATTGAAGTAGTTCATTGTGTTTTATGGCCTTCCTATTTTAAAGGTATTCCTATTTTTGGGTTTGATATTATAAGACTCGGAGAAAAGGTTACAGGTGTATTTTGTGATTACACCCCATCCCCCTTTAAAGTAAAAGAATTATCAGACGTTTTGGGTGATGTGTTTTCTAAGCTTAATAAATATAATAGAGGCCTTCCTGAGCAGGCTAAGTTCTTTTCATCTCATTTTATAGCTGTACAGCCGCAATGTGAAGAAAGCTATAACGATATTGAAAATGGTTGCTTTGATTTGCTTGATAAATATTTATCCTATATAAAAAAGGCTGATAAAGATAATTTCTATTTAAGAGGAGATGATATTATCAATCATATAGAAGGTCAGAACAACTATAGTTTAAATCAAAGAAAGAATACCAAGACACAAAAAGCATTAGCAAAATATGTAGGTAAAGAAAAAGCAGAAAGTTTTATTAATAATATTCTTTTTCCAGCTTACAAAGCTTAAGAGGCCACTATTACATTATAAGCTACAGGCTTAAGAGTCTCATCAAATATAGCAGTAGCGTGTCCGACTTCTTTTACAACAATCAAGCTTCACTAAATTACCAGCTGCTGTGTTTATGTCTAACCCTGCCACTAAAGCAGGACCTAATGTGGGGTTGCTAAATAAAAAAATTAATATGATTATTGAATAACAAATCCATTCTCAAAGACCAAATCTCTGTCTTCAAAATCTTCACCTGTTTTTATGGCATACACTAACAAATCTTCTAAGAATGTGCATTTGTAAATTTTTCTTTTTTCTCTATTAACTAATCTCTTAAAATTATAGAAATTATTGACATCTGCAACCAAGAAAGAATCCTCTAGTCTTGCAGAAGTTATTATAATTGAGTTTTCCATTTCAAACACTGGTATGACTCTGAACATGGGTACACCTCCTACCACATTTGTAATATCAACACCAGATGTGTTGTTGCTTTGCTTATGAGTTATACTTAAGAATATTCTACTTCCTTGTAGGAAAGAATAAATCAAAAGTTTATGATTTTCAAAACCTGTGTATGCACCAGGTGCAATCAATCTGTGTTCACCTATAACATTAAAATCATTATCTATTTCAACTCTGTACAGAGAAAAATCTGTCAATGGATTGTAATTATCTAATGTTTCTTCTGTTAATTCTGGGCTTTTAATATAAGAAATAAATTTTTTATCTCCTTCTTCTGAATAAACTGGATTGCATTCGATTTGATTTGCGAAGTTAAATAACTTTTTATCTTCATTGGTTGTCAAGTCTCTTGCATATATTGATTCAAAGGAGATTTTTCTGTTGTTGCTAAACACAGTTGGTTCACCTCCTTTGGTAAGCAGTAAAAATTTATTGTCATTTTTTTTAAACAAATAAGGTTGATGGTTTTTCATATGTTTATTTAAAGAAAAACATGGTGGTTGCTCCCATGCTTGGAGCAGAAGCTTGCACGGTTCCTACAATTTCAGGTTCATTGCCTCCATTGAAGTTTATTCCTATTCTGCTTCCAACCAGATTGGAATTTACAAAAAATCTGCCAATGATGGGTGGTACCTTGCCCCCCACGTAAAAATCTCTGATCATTTTATAATTGCCCAATTCATTAGAAGCAGTTGCAGTTTTAACAAAAAACTTAACATTGGGGTATGATTTTCTGTAGCTGTTGGGATCATGATCTCTCTCATAATCAAAATCATACCCCACACCATTGGCACCCCATGTACCCACACTATCCCACCATCTGGTAGAACTCTGAACTCTTTGTGCTGGTCTTATTTTTAATGAAAAATCTTCTCTATAAGATAATGGTACTGAATTTATATCATAACCAATACAAAAATTTTGATCTGTAAATTGGCCTGCCATCTGCACAGCGCTGGTAGCTTGAAGGGCATTTAAATTTAAGTCTGTTTTAAATTTATTAAAGTATCTTAAGTTACAAAACCCCATGGGAGCTGTCCACCCATAAGTAGCATCAGGCACAGGAGCTGTTGCAGAAATAGGGAAATTACCGGTACTAGATAATGGTTTCCCTAATGCTACTCCTAAAGAGCATGCACTGTGAACTCCAAAGGTAGTATGATAAAATTTAATTAATTGAAAATCATTACTTCCAGGGCCTCCAGCTCCTGCAGCAGTTTGCCAATTAATAATACCATAATCTGTATATGTAGCAGATATAGGCCAAGTTCCTATTGCATTATAAGCTGCTGCAAAACAATTGTAAGGGAACATCCAGTTTGGTCTTGCACAGTAAGTGCCTGAATCAAGGCTATCATAATTAGGTATAACTGTTCCTTTTCTATAAATGTCTCCCAAATTTGGATCCATGATAAATTCAGAGAATCCCTTAGATACTCCTCCAACATAAAGCGCATCCGAGGGTGGTATATTGGTTAATATAAAAGTATAGGTAAATGCTGAAAGCATTATTGTATTTGCACCAAAATCTGCACTGTAAGAAAGCATTAATTTATTTGTATTTGTAGGGATAAACCACGACTTCATTTCGTCTTTACTAATAGCGTATTTCTTATACTCCACATTATTTGCAGATACAGTTGTTAGAGTAACATAGAATGTGTTACTAGGATCATCTTTTGGAATAAAAATAATTTTACCTGAGATGGCAGGATTGTTTGTGCATTTATAAAACCAAACAGCCTTGTGATCATGAGAAGGACCTGCTTTAAATCCTGGATAGTTTGGGTTAAGATGATTATAAACACAACCATATCTCATGGTCCAGTTGGCATTTACATTTCTTAAATAAGAAGATATGTCCATGTATATGCTTGAGTTATAAACACCAGTGTAAGGATTGTTATTAAACATAATAACATGGCTTCTGTAATAATCGCCAAAATCAAAAATATAATCTTCTTGATACCAGAAGCTGTTGTCATAATCAAAAGAGGGCATTGCAGGTATACTTGGTGTAGTAACTTTATAGATAGCAATAGCATTTTTTCTGGATAATTTTGTGCAGTCAAACTTTACAGCTTTTCCATGTTCAAATTTTACTAAAATATCTTCAGATCTGATTCCGTTTATATACAGATTTACTCCATCATGATCATCGAAAAATATAGTGTCTGATATAGCTTGATTATTTCTGTATGTGGATGGTTCGCTAGAAGGAGATGTTGTGAAGGTGCGGTTATAAGGGTTTACTTTTAAAAACCAGTTTCCTCCTCCAATGTTTCCTGGTAAAAAATTATAATATTGTTCACCATTGTTAAACAATAGATTGCTTGGCTTATAGTTTACTACTGAAGGGGCTGCTCCTCTGGAAGGTACTGCAGGTGCCAGGGGAACCAGAGGATTTGGATCACCAGCTACTGGTGTATACGGGTTAGGGGTTACATAGTCATTTTGCGTTGATTGTGACATGTTAACATCACCTTCTGCACGATCTGGAGGTCTACCTAACAAGCTAAATAATGGGGCATCTCCGTAATTTTCATTTGGCCAAGCATTGAATCTAGCAACGTTGGCCAGATTGCTGGTATTAAAATTCTTGTTATGATTATTCCATACGTTTGTAAAAGTTGTAGAACCAGTTTGAAGCCCTAGCAGTGTGCTAAATTTTGTAAGTAAATTTTTTACACTTTCTTGTGCAGCTTGCCACAATCCCCAAGCAAACCTTGCAGGAGCAGTTCCTGACCAGCCGCCCCCTCCTCCACAGCCTCCTCTGGTACTACTTGTTCCCATTTGTGGTTGTAGTGGTGAGCCTGGGCTATTGAGATCTACCATAGGTGATAATCCAGTTTCTGGATAAACAGACTTACCATTGTCTTCTGTGGCAGTGGGATCATAATTGGATGCATCTTTATCTGGTGACCCTTTATTATCATTAGCATTTTTAGCAAGAAAATATTGACGGGCACTTTCCTTACCATCCAATAAATCTTGAGTTTGTTGAAGTAATTCTTGTTCACTCTTGTTAAGATTTTGATAACCTACCCAGATATTAAAAGCTTCTATTAATCTGCCTATTTTTTTCAAAAGCGAATCATTTTGATTTACAGCTCCCGGAGGAATTACAGGACTATTTTGTGACAAGATTTGATTTTTTTGAACTTGAAGGGTATCTATCTGATTTTGAAAATTAGTAACTTGCTGACTGGCCCATCCATATTGTTGTCCAGCAGAAATCATTTGTTGGTTTAAAACTGAGATTTGTTCTTCAATGGTCCTTGCATTTTCTGGTGTTAAGGGATTTCTCATACGGGCAACCACTCTTAAACCTGTGGTCACATATGATTCTTGGGCTTGTTGAGGAAAATCACTCATGTTAATATTTAGCTAGAGTTACGAAAGAAGAACATAGTGTAGGAAAATTTAGGTTATATTTTAAAAGATATATATTTTGATTATCAATTGATGGAAGTATTAGATGTGAACTAAGAGGCAATCTCCAGCTTGTAACAGGTGGTAAAGATTCAGATGTGCCCAGATATTCTGATCTGCAATTCACAAGCAGTTCTTGATTTCTGTATCTGCCTATAAAAAATTCATAATCTCCACATGAAACAACCATAAATCCTGTTGAACTAGTAAGTACAAAATTAGTTACATTTTCAGTTGCAAGAACTGTAATTGTATTTCCAGAATTCAATACGCCTGGAACAAAGTAATGTACAGCTGTAGCGGGGATTTTGTAGGTGCATTTAAATTTTATATATGTTAATTCTGAAGGAACAAATTTTTGAGAATATTCACTATAATTATCTACTTGTGATCCTGATACATAATATGTAAGAAAGCTGCTTAATGAATTGTTATTTACATCTTTTGTAAGACTAAGATTTATTGGTACGCTATTAAATGCACTTTGAATAAAATATGCAGTACAATGCTCAAGAGATAGTGATGGTTTTAATACATTATTTAAATATATTCCTCTTTGGCCCACAACTGTAAAAAAATCTATATCAGTATAATGGGGATCAACAATTAAAAAAGGGTTGTTAAAAGGCTCCATAGGATGATCATAGAAATAATGTTGACCAGCTACACCGGCATATCCTGAAGGTAGCCCCGTATGTATTAAAATAGGGTCAGGCATTAGCTTATCACCTCATTGTTAGAACTATTTATAATGGATACTATTTCATTATACTCTGTTTCAGTAAACACAAACCCTGGATCTATAGAATCTATAGAAGGTGTTGGAGAAGGAGTAGGTGTTATAGTGGGTGTGGGAGTGATGGTGGGAGTAGGTGTAGCAGAAGCATTAGGAGTAGGAGATACCTCAAATATATCTGTTAAAAAAACATTGCCCGGAGCAAACGTTCTATTAAAACGAGGTGATAAAGGATTACTTACATCAGGAATAAAAGTATAGGGTTGACCGTTACGCGAAGGGCTTAATGTTACTAAAGCTATTAAAACACCGTTATAGTATAAAAACATATCAAATGGTGTTGGGCTACCGCTAGCAGTTCCATTGAAGAACAAGCCACAATTATTTTCAGTTTGAAATCCTACCCCTTGTGTATAAAGATTACCAGGACCTATAAGCTGATTTAAAAATCCTGTAGGAGTAGGAGGAGGGGCGGCCACAACCTGAAATTCTAATGTATAATTGGTATTAGACCCTAGCTGCTGTACTCTCACTGTATAATTGCCAGAATTGTAAGGTGCTGCAACTGATAAAACTTCTTGATTTATATTTCCGGGTCCAAAATGTTGATTAGCTAACATTAAATTAGGATCAATTCCTGCAGTCCATGCAGAACCAGATTGAATGCCCAACCAAGCAACATTGTCAGAAGAACTGTAACTTCTAAGAAGAATTTTATTTAATATTTGATTATTCCCTACAGTGAACTTAAAGTAATCACTATTTCCAGCTACAGAAGCAATAACTAAGCCGTTACCGTTATTTAAAGTTACAGCAGTTGGTAAACCTGCAGAATTAGAAAGAGATCCATTTATGCTTTCATTCCAAATAGTATATGCTGTATTTGTAGATGTGGGTGTAACGGTCGGCGTTTTAGTAGGCGTTTCAGTAGGTGTTCTAGTATTTGTAGGTGTTGCGGGAGGTGTTCTAGTATTTGTAGGTGTATGGGTAGGGGTAATAGAAATTGTTGGAGTATTACTAGGTGTAATAGAAATTGTTGGAGTATTACTAGGTGTAATAGAAATTGTTGGAGTCTGGGTAGGGGTCTCTGAGGGAGTGGGGGTAATAGTTTTAGTAATTGTATTAGTAATTGTATATGTAGGTGTTTGAGTGTGTGAAGGAGTAATAGTAGTTGTAATAGTATTAGTAATGGTATATGAAGGTGTATTTGTAGGCGTAATGGTGAATGTAGGTGTAAATGTAGGTGTAGGATTATTCGAAGGAGTTATAGAAATTGAAGGAGTTACAGATATGGTAGGCGAAGGTGTAGGTGTTTGTGATGCAAAAAATGGCATTCCGGGTAATCCTCCGGAACCCGGTCCAGATTTAGCTTTAGCTTCTAATGATAAAAGCTTTTGAACTTCTCTTGTTTTTCTTCGCTTAAGATCGTCAAATGAAGGGTATATAACTGCCATATTAGATATTTATTGATATATTTTATATTTCATGTATATTAATGAGGGCCTATAGCTCAGCGGTCAGAGCAGGGCACTCATAATGCCTTGGTCGGGGGTTCAAATCCCTCTGGGCCCAAAAAAAATATATGAAATATATACTCTTATTAGTAATAGCAGTTATTTTGACGAACTGTTCATCAGTTAGGTATCAATCTCCTGAAGACTATTACAGAAAAAGAACGGCAGAAGATTCTATAGATTGGGGTCCTAATTCAAACAACAATATTCTTGATTCACAAGACGGAAGTACTTATTATAATAGAAGAGTTGAAATCTTTGGAGCTACATATTAAATAGTGTTATGGGAATGTTTGACACAGTTATAGTAGAAGGATTAAAGCTTAAAGCTCCAAAAGAGGTTACTAGCTTTTTAAAAGATAATAACGTTAATTTTCCTACTGAATATCAAACTAAAGATTTAGTCTGCGCACTTCATGTTTATAAGATTAAAGATAACGGTGATATATTTGAAGAGGTAAGAAAGTCAACTGGTAAAAAAATTCCTTATAAACCGCCTTTTTTAGGATGGAATAATAATAGACCATACTTAGAAAAAATTTATTGGTATTTTAAAAACAAGAAATATTCGACTCCTCTTCCTGAGTTTGTTGATGAAACAAAAGCTGTTTATGTAAAAACAAAACTTACTGATACTTTTGCAATGCTCTCATATGATGAAGTAGGGGGAAGATATATTTCTCTAGATTATGAAGTTAAAGCTGTGGAGGGTAAAGTCAAATCTATTAAGCTATTAGAATGGTCTATAGAATCTGAAAAGGAATCTTTAAATAGACATAAAGAAAATAAAATGTTTAATGAAAAAAGAGATGCATCTTTTGCTAAAAGAAAAGCTTTTCAATCTAAATGGTATTACCCTATTTTAAAAGAAGTATATAATCCATTTCTATTTTTTTCCAAATTAGTAGTTCAAAACATCTGTAATATTCTCGTTCGCTGGAGTTATAGATGGACAGGTGTCTAATGAGTTACACATTAAAAGTCGAGCGTAATGAAAATACAGATGAGTACTATATTATTCTTCCAGAAAAACTTTTAAAAGAAATAAATTGGAAGGCAGGGGATAATATTAAGTGGACTCTTAAGAAAGATGGGTCTATTCTCTTAAAGAAAGTCAATGAGTGATACATTTACGTCCGGAGCACAAAAAACTCATACTATAGATTATGATTTTTCTAAGTATGATAAAAAAATTGAAAAGCGAATTTTAGAAATAAAATCACGATTTGGAGGAGAGCCTGTATATTCTAAATATCCCATTATAGAATCAATTTGCTTATTTTTTTCTAAATGGTACTATACTCTTACTAGTGAGCTTTTCTTTAAATTAAAGCATTTTTTTCAAAGACAAATTAGAGGCTATGATGATTTAGATAAATGGAACGCAGCTTGGTATATATCTAGAAAAGCTATTCCTGTTTTAACCGCATGGCGAAATGGTAAAATTATGGGAACCTCTATTAAGAGGCATTATGAGAATAGACATGGTGAGGTTGTTGAATTTCCAGATAATTTAACATCAAATAGCGAAATCCCAGAATCGTTTACTGAAGAAGAGTGGATCAACATTATAGATGATATTATCTTTGCATTTAAATTTGTGTTAGACGATGACACAATAAACTTTGACTATAGCTCAGAGCAATATAATAAAAACTACAAACGATATAAAAGGGGAATGAAACTTTTAAGCATCTACTTCCTCTCTTTATGGGATTAAAGAAACTTATCTTGCGCACAGCCCATTAGTAGTGCCAAAAACAAGCGTTGAATTAATTAGTTTAGTGTTTATTAATTTAGAATATGTTAAATCGAGAGAATTTTCACATTGCATATTACTTAAATACCTTTATTATAATTATTTATGACTAGAAATGAAAGAATGGTGTTGTGTCATGTAGACTCACTGACATCTAACTATGATTCAAATCTTTTAAAACTTTTCAGTAAGCCGGTATTAGAGGGTGACAGCATAACATCGACTATTGAAAATAAGAAAATAGCTTTTATAACAAGACATTTGCTTACAGGAGAAAGTACTCATTCTCTTAAATTAGAAGGAGAGTTTTATGACAGACTCTGAATATAATAAATGGTTAAAAGAAAGTAAAATTTTTGTCAGCCGTCCTCTGTTAAAATTTTTTTTAGGCAGCTGGGGATTTTATATAATAAACTCTTATAGAAAATTGTTTTTTCCTAAATTTTTTTTTATGAAGACTAAATATTTTATAGAGTTAGGATTTAGCTTTGCTGGGTTCTTATTCGAAATACAAAACAACAAAATTGAAAAGATTCAAAAGAGTTGAGTTTGCAGATCAAGATATAGTCTTAAAGTTTATACCACAGTTGTCCGAGATCGTAGAAATGTTTGACCTGGATCTCGAAGAGTGTTTTATATCTGATGAATCTTTATATAGTGATTTCGAGGAACTTAAGCCTTCTAAAGAAAAACTTAAAGAATTCAAAGAAAAATATGGATTTCTTCCCGAAAGCAGCCAATATCTTTATGAGATAGCCCAAAAAATGGTATGCAAACGGAAACATTAGAATATAAGCTTAATTTTGATAAGTTTGGCCAACCTAGAAAATATAAGTTAAATAAAAAAAGACGATTAAAGTTAACTGATTTTTCTACATGGTTAGAATCTGATACAAAAAATCAATGGTACTTCAAGGATTACAATTGCTTTTATATAGTTATAAGTATGTTTAATGAGGGTGAATATACTGTGAGCTGTTCAGGTTATACTCTAGATTTGAAATATAATAATCTAGATGAGGCCAAACAAGCAGCTTTTAATTTTTGTAATGAACGATAAGCAATTAATTGAGCTTTATAAAGATTTACCTGATGAATATTATGGTGACTTGCAAAAGCAATTTAAAATTATAAAATAAATAAATGAGTGTAGCATCTGTATTAGTTTGTGTCGCAGTATTGCTCTATATTTTATATCTTCGTGAGCGATTTAAAGATTAACGTTCCAGATACTCTTGTATCTTTTGTTTTAGTTGCTCTCTCCTTCGTCGCTGTCTTCTTTCTCGATGTTACAAGTAGGGCAACTGATATGGGGAAAAAGAAACGAAGAAAAAATTGTAAGTGATCCTGTTTTGTTAAAAGATCAAAAAATGTTGTGTATAGTTCATGAATACCGAGTAAAATCCAGATCATAGCTGGAGCAAAAAGCACCCAAAATACTAGGTTATAACTCTTATTAAAATGGGTCTTAATTTTACTAAGCATATAATTACTTAGCAATATTAATTTTTTTTTATATAAAATAGTTGCTTTCTAGAAAAAATATATTACACTAATGTTAGATCATATTGATTGTTTGGTGGCTAGAGTTTAGCTATTGTGATCTAGCGACTCTCATATCCAAACAAACGTTTTGCCAGGTTCGTTGAAACCTGGCTTTTTTTTGGTTTTTTTAATTCTAGGTATTAAATATCTTTATGAGCAAATTATCTGATTTAGTCGGCAGTATTAAATTCGCATTGGAAGACGTAGTTTATTCTATTCAGAATAAAGTATTAAACATATACGAATATGTAAAATATGATATTCTTAAAAAAGATTATGATCTTCCAGAATTTAAAATTGAAGATGATATAATTGAAGAAGCTCCTAAAAAGAAAAAAAAGACAAAGAAAAAAAAGAAGAAGTAATTGCTTTTTTTTTCTTTAAGCTATAAGTTTCTTTATGCTTTTAACAGTAATAGGTCTTCTAGCTATATGTTCTATAGGTATGTTGGCCGATTTAATTAAAATAAATTAAAAAAACTAGTTGCATCTAGTTTAAAAGCACGTATAATCATTATTAGTTCTTTGATAGCAAATCTGTAGGAAGTAGAGGTTGGGACCTCGAAGGTAAATCCTGAATAGTCCAACGCCATGTCCCATAGGCGAATATGTGCAGATATGTGCATAAATGAGTGAGAATATGATTGATGGCAGTATTGAGTTGTTAAAAACGCTTTACTTAAGCCCATCTAAACTAGAAATCATATATAATAAAGTCTCCGGCTAGTATTACAGGTCTTAAGGCTTAGATGTGAGAAGAATCAACACGTCAAACTTATAAGGCTAATTACACTTAACTTTGATCGTAAGTTAGATCAATATTAATATCGATAACGGTGTAGTTGACCTGGCAGATTGCTAGTTTCTTTCCGCGAACCGTGACGCGATAAATGAACGTATATAGCAATATATACGTTCTTTTTTTATATATAAACGTAAAAAAAGCTTGACTATATTCTAACGTTCGTATAACATATAGGTAATGAACATAAAACTGCCGGTGTTACAAAAAGTAACTCTGGAATCAGGAACAAGATATTACGTCACTCCTGACGGAATTAAATATCCTTCCGTTACAACCGTTATTTCTAAACGAAAGAAAGAACAGTTAAAGAAATGGCGAGAAAAGGTTGGAGAGGAAGTAGCTAAAGAAATTAGTAAAAAAGCTACTATTCGAGGTAATATATTTCATAATAATTGCGAACAATATTTAAAGAAAGAACCGATAACAGAGAGTATTGGTTCTATGTTTGATAGATTTATACCTCTTCTTGATAGTATTAGTGATATTATATGTTTGGAGCAGCATCTCTATTCGAATGAATTAAGAGTAGCAGGACAAGTAGATTGTGTCGGTAAGTTTGACGGTAACCCTTGTATTATAGACTTTAAGACAAGCTCAAAATTTAAGAAGAAAGAGTTTATCTGGGATTACTTTATGCAAGCGACTGCTTATAGTTATATGTTCGAAGAACGAACTGGTATTAAAATTTCAGATTTAACTATTCTTATCACTTGTGAGACCGGAGAGGTTCAAGTATTTCAAGATATTAGAGAAAACTGGATTGAGAAATTTAAGGAATTAAGAGAAGAGTATGAAAAAACTGTTGAACAATCATCTTCTTGCAGCAATAATAATAATGTGAGCGAGAGAATTACTTCAAAATGGACAGAATCTGTTTTAGATGCTTTTGGCGATAAACCTAATGTAACAAAGGGTGTTAAAGCAGAAGAGCTAATTCATAACTATCTTAAAGGAGTATACAATAAGGTTACATGGTTTCATAATAAACGAGATAAACAAGTTAAAGGTATTGACTTTGAGTTTAAGAAAGATTCTTGGAAAAACAGTTATACTGCAGATGTTAAAGGTAATTTAAAGAATGGTAAATTTTTCGTTTATATTGATGAAATTAGAAACAAATCTAATCATCGTATGATACATGTAGATACAGAGACCGGATGGGCTGTAGAATATGATAGAGAGTCTATGATTAATTACCTAGACAGTAAGCCTGAGCTTATTAAAATAGATAAAAATAATAATAGATTTGCTTTACTTGAATCTTATAGCTTTCTTCTTAAAAGGCGTATTAATCATTTTAGACCATTCAAAATAAAGCTTGCTTAAAAATCTAGTTCAGCCATACTATATGTATGAAGATTAAAGCTACAAACGAACCAGAAGTTAAACCTTTTATAGGTCAGCACGTTACCGAATTTCATTATACAGATCGTGATGCGTGGGAGGTAATTGAGGTTATTAGCCCTCGTCGTATCAAGATTCGTGAACTAGATTCAGAATGTACGAAGAAGCCTAAGGATTTTCATCCTGGAGGTTTTTGCGGTCATTTTGCTGACAACTACGATCAAGAGTATAAGCTTTCTAGTAATCCTAATAATAAGGTTAAAGTTTTAAGCTGGAGGTCTAAAGCCCAGCGGTGGTGCGAGGTTGGTCAACAAACCCGTTATAGTAAATTCGGTCTTCATCAAAAAGGCGAGCAAGCCCAGAAATTTTATGATTACAACTTCTAAAGTACAAAGCTATATTGATGCAGGTCACGATAATTATGAGGTGGCCAGATGGCTTATTAATCTTGAAATCTCTAAGCACTGCCCTCTGGGCTTGGACGATCTTCCTGATACTGCTACCGTTGCCAGTGAAGTAGAAGCTATTGTAGAATGTCTCGAGCAAGGAGATATTCAAGATGCAATTGATATTGCTTGTGAAGGAGCGCAGCTAATATTAGAAGATGAAGGGTTTGAACTAAATAATAATAGTGAGAAAAATTACTGAAATTTTAGTAAGTATATTTTTTCTCTTACCTATTATTATTGTTCTTAAAATCTTTAATAAATACAAAGATTATAAATTTGAAAGAGAATACAAAACAAGATATTCAAGACGTTGTAGAAGGATGTCTTCTAACAAGATATAGCAACCTTTTTAGTTCATACTTACAAAAATTATCTCCTTCAACAAGAGAGACAATAAGGCATAATAAAGAATTAAATGAGTTATATGATTTATTTTTAGATTTTACTATTGATGCATCTCAGCATTTAGATTACATATATGCTAAGAAAACAGAGAAGGAAATTGAATAAATATAATTAAATGATGTGGAGAATATACGATATTCAATATGTTATTCCGCGGGGAGACCTTCCTTCCGAAATCCATGTAAATATAAACAAGTTCGAATGGTTTGATGATATACCTATAGGATTAGGTAACCTTAACTGTAAATTAGGTAGAATAATAAAGGAAGTAACAGGATCAGAATCTATTAGCTGTAAGTATGAATCTCTTAAAAAATAATATTGCCTAAAAAATATTTTCATTTATAATAATAATAATGAAGAACAAATTTAGTCATAGCGTGTTAGTTTATATTAAAAAGAAGTATGCCTATTCAAAGCGTGAAGAACAGATTGGTCACCTAGCATACAGCTTAAAAGGTAAGTTTATTGGAGGCGGTACTAATCTATCTAACGGTAAAAGAGATCAGCAATATCATTTTAAAAGCTTAGAAGATGTTAAGGCTTTTCTTGATTACCCTACAGTTAGAGAGGCAATTTTATCTGAGGTGGATATTGTTCCAGTGGAGAGTTAAATGACATACTCCAGACTTAGAGATGTTTTAAATATGCTTGATAAAGGTCAATTAGACCAACAAGCTGTATTCTTAATTAACGGTAAATTAGAGAAAATAGACTATGTAGATTCATTTAGAGGTAATGAAGAATTCGCTAAGAAGTTTAGTTCAACACCTCACCAAGTCTTTATTACTAATACTAAAGAGCTTTAAAATAGCTTGATAGTTGTGTAAATTCATATATTATAAATTTGGAGGCAGACACTGTAGCTGTGGCTGAATAGGTTAGACCTCAGCGCGCCAGGCACATAGCTTGGAAAGCGAGACTAAGTTTCTAATCGTTCCTCCTCTCTTGATTTATTACAAATTTCCTGTACAATAATATTATGAGCAAAAGCAAAAAACTAGATGTAAAGCTAAGTGCTGACACCATTCATGTTGGCCCTTTTAAAGCTGTTAAGTATTATGAAGCTCAAATTGAGGGCCCCGATAAGTGGATGCAGACATTTGTAGATATCGGCCGTCAAGTAATAACAGAAGACCAATATCGTAATATTGGCTTTATTCATGTTATAGAGAATGCAGTTAAGAACGAATTTAAGCTTGAGTCTTTGAAGAAAAATAAGAAAAAGAAGTGAGCAAGTATACCTTTACATCTTATTTTACTCCTGATCAGCTTGATAGAAGCAATAGAGCTATTAAGGTTACCCATGAATTTGAAGCTGATACTATAGAAGAAGTTTGTACGCAGTTTGAAGACTTTCTTAGAGGTGCAGGGTTTCACTTTGATGGTCATATAGACCTTGTAGATGATTATCCAGTTGATAAGGATATTGAAGAGAAGGAAGAATGGCCTTTAACAGATACAGATACTAAAGATATTCCTGCTCCTGCTAATCTAGAGGTAAAAGGTAAGTTTTATGTTGACCCTCCTAGTGGTTGGCAGTATGGATTTCCTGCTGTATATGATCAAACTAAGAATGGATCTTTAGAAGAATTTTTCCGAAGCAAAGGTTATCCAGAAAAAGATATAAAGTTTGCCCTGCAGCATACTAGAAGCTGGTATGAAACTGATAATAAAGGAATAGAACATTGAGCAAATTAAGCAGTTTAATTGACATTTG